ACCGACATCGCGGCGGAACTGCTGATCGACGGCACGTGGGAAAGCGCGGTGAGTGGCGTCGACATCGCCTCCCGGGTGCGCGGTGGCAACGGTGACGGATCCGTCTCCATCACCCGTGGGGTGGCCGACCAGCAGAGCGGGATCAGCGCGCAAAGTTCCGTGTTCACCTTGGAGAACAACGACGGGCTCTTCAACGACGACAACCCGGCGTCCCCGCTGTACCACCTCATCCCCCTGAACACCCGCATCCGGTTCGGGGTGCAGACGGGCGGGAGCTGGGACGCCTACTTGCGTATCCCCGAACATCCCACGGGCAGCGAGCCCGCCCAGTACGCGTACACCGCGGACAAGGCCTCGCTGGACATCACCGGGGACATCGACATCCGGGCGGAGTTCTCCCCGCAGCGGGCTCGCGGGCGGGAACTCATCCTGGCCACCAAGTACCTGGCCAGCGGCACCGACCGCTCCTGGCTGCTGCACACCACCCCGGGCGGGGGGTTCAAGTTCTACCACTCCACGGACGGCACCTTCGCCGGGGTGCTCTCCAACACCACCACGGCCACCATCGCCGAGAACACCGTCCGTAGCGCGGTGCGGCTCACCCTGGACGTGAACAACGGTGCGGCCGGGCGCACCTACACCTGGTACACCGCCACCAGTATCGATGGCCCGTGGACCGTGCTGGAGACCAACGTGGTGGCCGGCACCACCAGCATCCACGCGGGCGGGGCCAACCTGGGGATCGGTGCGTCCAGCGACGGCGGGCGGGGGGTGAGCAGCAGCGACGTGTTCGCCGGAAAGATCCATGGGGTGGAGGTGTACGACGGCATCGCGGGCACTCTGGTGGCCGACTTCAAGCCCGCCGATCAGCCCACCATGGAGACCATCGTCTGGGACGACGGGTGCGCCTCCCCGAACACCTGGCACATCAACGGCAGTGACGTGCGCCTGGGCAGCGACCGGGTGCGATTCACCGGCATGCTGGGCGCGATACCGCTGGACTGGGACTCGACCGGCAACAACGTGTTCAGCACAGTGACCGCATCGGGGTTGCTGGCACAGTTGAACAACACCGGCCGCCCGCTGATGAGCTGCGTGCGCCAGCACTACCGGCTGAACACCGACATCACCGACTACTGGCCCTGCGAGGACGAGAACGGGGCCACTCAGGCGGCCAGCGCGCTGGCCACCGGCGGCAAGGCCGCACAGATCTTCGACTGCTCCTTCGGGGCGCAGGCGGACTTCCCCGGCAGTGCGGGGATGCTCACCTTCAACACCGCAAGCAGCAGTTTCGCCCGGTTCGCGGTGGGGACTTTCCCCAGCGCCACCGGCGCTACCACGGTGATCTTCTACTTCAACACCAGCGGGCTGCCGGCCAGTGACGTGGTGTTCGCCACGGCCTACGTGCACGCAGGCACGGTACGGATGTGGCGATTCTCCATCGGGGCCACCACCTTCACGCACACGCTGGTGGATGTCACCGGGGCGACGGTGGCCACGGCCAACAGCACCTTCGGGGCGGGAGCCAACCCCAACGGGCAGACGGTGGCCATGTGCCTGCAACTAAGCCAGGAGGGGGGCAATGTCCGCTGGCAGAACGTGTGGCACGCGGTGGGATCGTCCACCTTCTACACCACCACCGGCGGCGGGGCCACCTTCGCGGGCACCTGCGGGCAGTTCGTCCAGGTGAACTACAGCGTGCCGAATGCCAACCTGGCAGGTGCCCGGGTAGGGCACGTGATCATCACGCACGCGCTCACCGCCATCAACAGCATCACGTTCGCCGACGTGAGCAAGGCGTTCGACGGGGAGACGTTCGGGGAACGCGCTCAGCGCCTGTGCGCCCAGGAGGGGGTGGTGTTCCAGTGGCGGGGGGACATCACCGCCACGCAGCAACTGGGGCCGCAGGCGATCGCCAAGCTGTACGACATCCTCACCGCCGGTCAGAAGGTGGCCGGCGGGATCATCACCGACATCCGCGATGACCTGGGGATCGAGTTGATCACTCAGCAGTACCTGGGTAACCGGCGAGGACTGGAGCTGTCGTACTCCGACAGTCACCTGACCGACGTGGGACGTCCGGTGAACGACCTGCGGTACCTGGTGAACGACTTCACCGCCAGCCGTGAGGGGGGATCCTCCGCGCGGCATGAGGTGACCGAAGGACGCAAGAGCGTGAACGACCCGCCGGACGGATCGGGTCGGTGGGTACGGTCCGACTCGTACGCCGCGTACGCGGACAGTCAGGCCATCCTGCTGGCCGGCAGGGAGACCTTCACCGGCACGTGGCCCGAGCGCAGGATCCCCAGTCTCACCGTCGGGCTGCACCGTACCGAGATCAGCGGGACGGCCGCGCTGCAGGGCACGCTGATGCGGGACGTGATCGCGCTGGAACTGGGGGACCCGGTGAACCTCACCGGGCTGAGCACCTCCCCGCTGCCCCCGGACGATCTGCTCATGGTGGCGCTGGGATACACCGAGACCATCAGCAACAAACTGTGGTCCACGGCCCTGAACACCGTGCCGGCCGGCCCGTTCCAGGTGCCCGTCCTGGGGGACTACTCCGGCAGGGAGCCGAGGATGGACGCGGACGACGACACGCATTCGCTGCTGAAGTCGAGCGTCACCACCACGGCCACCAGTTTCGTGGTGAAGACGGACGCGGCCAGTACGCGCCGGGTGACCAAGTGGGTGGATTCCACCAACTTCCCGGACGAGGTGGGGGCGGCGGCCGTGGGCGACGATCCGGTGATCAATATCGGTGGGGAGTGGATGACCGTCACCGATATCGGGACCGCCAGTGCAAGCGGCGGCTTCAACGAGCAGACCTTCACCGTCACCCGCAGTACCAACGGGGTGGTGAAGGAGCACGACGCACTGAGTCCGGTGCGCCTGGCGCAGCCCTTCTACCTGGGGATGGAATAGATGACGATCACCTATGCGGTTGGGCAACGGGTGACCGCCACTCTGCTCCAGACGCTGGCCGACTACACCGTGAACAAGGGGCTCACCCGGCTGGTGCAGCAGGCAGCCCAGTCCCTCACCGACAACACCGACACCGCGTTGACCTTCGGAGCAGGCTCGGACGACGTGGACACGGCGGGGTGGCATGACGAAGTCACCAACAACACCCGGATCACCCCCACCGTGGCGGGCTACTATCTGGCCACCGGGTTGCTGGTGGTGCCGGCGGCTGCGGACTACGTGAATCTTCAGGTGTACATCCGCAAGAACGGGGCCACCATCCTGCCGTCCATCTCACGGCAGGGGCCGAACGCCACCAGCAGCAGCCGCAGCATTCAGGTGACCTGCGATGCGATCCTGTTGAACGGCAGCACCGATTACCTGGAAGCGGTGGGCAACCAGGACAACACGGCGTCAGCCAGCCGGAACACTCCCAGCACGGGCGGTAGTTCATCCTGTCTGTTCACTGTGCAGTTCATTCGACCCAGTTAGGGGGAATCGTGAAGCCGAGTGTGGGGCGCGTCGTGCACTACGTGAACATCGCGGCAGGGGACGGATATCCCAGTACGTGCCGAGCGGCCATTGTCACGGAGGTACCGGAGACGGTGGAACAGATGGACAACAGCGATGGGCACGTGGTGTGTTTGGCCATCCTGCACCCGTGGGGAAGCTCCTTCAACCGCGAGGTGCGACAGTCGGAGACGGAGCATCACGGGAACACCTGGCACTGGCCGGAGCGCACCGATGGCTGACTGGATCCTGGTTGCCTGCCTGGCGAAACTGCGCGACGAGTTCAACACCATCGCCCCGTTTCGCAGCAAGGCCAGCGACGGCACCATCGGTGATCCGGCGCATGCGACTCGCGTCTCGGACCACAACCCTGACGAGACGGGCACGGTACCTGTCCGAGACGCGGACAGGGTGAACGAGGTCCACGCCATCGATGTGGATGTGGATCTCGCCGTACCCGGCCTGTCCATGGAGGACGTGGTGCAGCTCCTGTTGTCCCGGTGCCGCTCAGGAGCGGAGCAGCGTCTGCGTTACATCATCTACGGCCGCCGGATCTGGGAGGCTGACAACGACTGGGGGCAGCGTGTCTATCTCGGCCCCAACCCGCACGACAAGCACGCTCACTTCTCCGCCAGTTACGTCAGCGCCTTGGAGGCCAGCAAGGCGCCCTGGCACCTGGCCGACCTTCTCCAGGAGGAACCGATGACCAATCCCACCCCCGCCCAGATCGCCGCCCACGACATCGACCCCTCGGCGGCCACTCAGTCCTGGGGTGGCGCCGCGTTCACCACGCTGGTGCGCACCGGGTACCTGGCCAACACGTTCGCCCCGGCAATCTCTGCCCTGATCAACGAACTCAATGCCCGGGTGGAGGACCAGGAGGACTCCCTGGACGCGGCAGGAGCGAGCCTGGCACTGAACACCGCCCTGCTGGGACAGCTCACCGCGGATCCGGCTGAGGCGGGGGAGGCGCATCCGCTGGTGCAGGCGTTCCGGTACGTGCAGGCGCACCCCGCCCCGCCGGCCTCCTGATCTCTGTCCGTCCGACCACTGACCCCCGACAACCGTTAGGTGGATCATGAGTGACCATGCGGCCCGGTCTGTCCACTCTGGTGCGGGACACCGCCACGTGGGTAGGGGGATGGATCATCATCTTCAAGCAGGCGGGTATCGGGTTCGCCCCGCCTGGCCAGGTGAGCGAGACGTTGATCTGGATGGCGGGGGCGTTGATCGGGGTGCCGGGAATCATGCAGGTGTGGCAGGGGGTGCGCTCCGGGCAGCCTGGCCGCCCGGATGGTACGGGCGGATCGTCGTCCTCTGCTCCCTTGCCGGGGTCGCCGCCGTCGTCTGCTGGCGCGTCCTCGGGGGGTGAGCCGTGAATCCCCGCTGGTATCAGACACTGGTGGTGGTGGGCGCGTCCGTGGCCAGCGTGGTGCTCAGCGTGTTCGTGAGCCTGTACAGCGCACACCGGGCCATCGAGTCGGACCGCGCAGCGCAGGCGAAGGCGGCGGCCGTGGCGCAGACGGAGGCGCTGCGCACCCGCGAGGCTGCCCGGCAGTCCACCTGCCTGGTGGTGACCGCACAGGCGGAAGTGGCGCAAGAGTTCACCTCTGCCGCGGGCAAGAAGGCGGCGGCGGCATGGAACGCCCTGCGTGAGCAATTTCAGTGTGACTGAAGGGAACTGACATGAACTTCGCCCCGAATCCCGCCAAGAGTGCCGGCCCCAACGGTGACGGCGCCCGCAGCCTGGCCAAGGAGAGCAAGACGGGCATCGCGGTGCAGTGGCTGCTCACCGTGCTGGCCACCGGCGCCCTCGGGTGGCTCACCAACCTGGACACCAGCACCTGGACGGGATGGTGGGCGGGCACCGCCGTGGCCGCCGCGGCCGCCGGAATCGGGCTGCTGAGCGCCTGGTTGAAGAAGAACCGCTGAGAAAGGAGTCACCCCTCACACGTCGTGGGGGCGCATGTGAGGGGTGACCGGCCCAATCCCGTCGGCGGGGGACGCCTTCAGCGTATCGGACCAAGGTCTACCGTGCGCTGCAGCCTGGCCTCCAGGCTGCGCCACTGTTCACGGAAGTCGTCCACGGCATTCATGGCCCGGCCGATCATCCCGGTGGCCCCCCATGCGTCAGGTTCGTCCCTGAAGACCTCAGCCATTGCCTGGTAGCTGGCATACGCAGCGCGCCAGCGGGTGTACGCGCAGAGCGCCTCGGCTTGCAGTCGCCGAACATCCCGGCGCCACCAGAGGTAGGTGCGCACTCGGCGGATCATCGCACGGTCACATTCACGCTGGTAGTGACGCTCACGCTGACGTTCCCGCCGGAGCGCGCCGTCCTCCCGCTTGCCACGTAGGCGATGAAGGCGGCGAGAGTGAGCAGCAGGAACACCGCCCCTGGAACAAGCGCCAGGGAGTTCAGAGCCCACCAGCCGGCAGCGAACAATCCGCCCAGCACGGTGAACACGCCGGTGCCGATGAGCAGCGGACGACGCCAGCGGGGCGGGGCGGGGCGTAGCCGGCGGATGCGCACCTCCCACTGGCCGCGTTCG